AGGACGGTGGCATGTGCGTGCTGATCATCGACGCCTGGCAGGACCGGCTGCAGTACCCTGACTTGAAGCCCAAGGTCATTGACGAGTACGAGATCATCTTCGGTGAGGGCAAGACCGCCAAGAAGGTGGACCTGGTCCTGGTCGAAGACAAAGCCGCCGGCATCGTGCTGATCCAAGACCTGCAGCGCGCGCACATCCCGGTGAGGGCCTACAACCCTGGCAGGGCTGACAAGATCCAGCGCTTATCGATTGTGGCCAACATCGTGAAAGCAGGAAGGGTGTATGTGCCCGAGTCCAGCAACAGGCCGGGCTATGTCCGCGACTGGGCTGAGGCCATGGTCACGCAGATCTGCAGCTTCCCGAATACCGACCACGATGACTTTTGCGATGCCTTCAGCCAGGCGCTTAGGTATCTCAGGGACGCAAGCTGGCTCAACATCGACCCCCTACCGCCTGATGACTACGATCCCGAGGACTATGTGGACGCAGGCATCGTAAGGACCAATCCGTATGCAAGCTAACCGCAAACGGTTATCATCCCGCGCAAACGGAGGCCGATGATGCCCAAGCCAACAGACGCGAAGAAGGTACTCGAGATGCTGTACGGTGCGCCCAAGCCTGCCGTCAGCCGCTTGGACATGAACTTCAAGGATGTCACCAAGCGTATGCCTGAACTGCAGCAGGCTGCCAGGCTTTACGAGCAGGGCAAGATCACCCGCGAGCAGTACTACGCCATCGTTGACCAGCTAAAGCCTGTCACGCCTTACGAGTTCATACCCAAGCCTGCCACGGCTGAAGAAGCACTGGCAGCGCTATCCAAGGACAAGGCCAAGGACTTTGGCCGCACTGATGTGCTAACGCCAGGCGAGACAATCCTGAGCAGGCTCGACATCCCCTCATACTCGCAAAAGGGCACTTGGGTTACATCACAGCATCGCTTAAAGCCGCCTGCTGATGAGCCTAAGACCATTTACACGCCAACGATGATGCTTGAGGGCGAGACCAAGATGATGCCCGGCACTGGGGCTGCCCGTAAGGTGGCCAAGGGTGAAAAACAGAAATCATCCTTCGCTACCATCCGCGGCGCTTACAAGCCTGGCAGTGACGAGGAAGCCGTTGAGAGGGCCATGGAAGCCCTGCGCAGCAAGGACTACGCCCAGATCGGCTATGACCCCGAGCGCCGTGGCTTCTTTTACGATCGCAAGACCATGGAGCCGATCATTGGCACTGAGGAAGGCATCATCCAGATCGGACCGCTCGTGCTGGGCAAGAAGCCCATCCGCGGCAATCCCGAGAACTTCGAATACGCTAGTGGCGGTGCAGTTGGTTTGCAAGGTGGTGGTACGCCGCTCGATCAAGTAAAGGATGACTTAACAATCCTTCCTGAAGAAGACGCGTGGAATTTATTGAAGGGTCTGGATCGCATTTACACACCGAAAATTGGCGAGTACATCGCAGATGTCCAGTCGCCAGCAGAGTTGCTTGGTCGCATCAAGGATCTTGATCCTGAATATGTGGACGCTTTAACAAGTGGTCTTTCGGATTTGATTAGTCAAACGCAGCCTACGGGGCCTAACAGCTTTGACTCAGTGCCCAAGTACCATGGCTCGGACCCATTAGATAAGCTTAATCGCCAAGAGATTGACGAGGCTGCATGGCAGGTTTATGAGAATCCTGCGCTGGCCTCAACCTTTGTGAATGTGCTGCAAAACCCGCTGGCTTACACGATGACCGAATCGGCGGTTGATCAGCCAAGAGATATAAAAGCAGAGATTTGGAATGAGGCATTCCCAAAATGGAAAGAGGATTTATTAGGCGCTCCCGCTGACATTCAGCCCTTAACGAAGCAGCCTGAAGACGAGGAGCTTGGATCAAGCTACCAGGGTTTGACGCCTTTACTCCAGGCTAGGTTTGGTGATAAAGGCCAGCAGGAATACCGCACTGGCGGCGCAGTCCACATGCAAGACGGTGGCGATCCCACTCAGATGTTCAACTTCAATCCCATGGCCGCCAAGGCTGCCAAGCAAAAGCAGATGCGCGAGTCCACGCCTGAGACACCGCTTGGTGCGCTCAGCCGCGGCTTTGCTAGTGGCTTATTTGGCAACATTGAAGACCCGGTGCCTTACACCGGCAGCATCATGGAAGGATCGCCACAGCGCCAGCAATCGCAGGCAAACCTGCGTGAGATTGGCCGCAACGTCGGCGCACTGACAGACATCGGCGGCATGGTTACGCCATTCGTCAAGCCTGCAACCCAGGCCATCACACGCGGTGCCACAGCACTGGGCCGGACAGGCCTCGAGCAAGTCGATCGCGCCATGTTTGGCGAGGGTCCGCTTGGCAGCGCCTTAAGCATGGCAGCACCCCTGAATGTCAATGCGCCGGTCAGTAAGCTTGGCTTTTACAACCCGATCGAAGAGACGGCCACTACCTTGCAGCGCAAGCAAGGGCCAGGGCAAGCCTTCCTCAATGAGTTCACACGGGCAGGCATCAGCAAGCAGCGCCTTGAGGATGCAGGCATAGCTCAAAAGCTTGCGGCCACGCCCAACATCACGCGCGAAGAAGTTCAGGCCCTGACCAAGGGCACCATGCCCGATGTCGAAGAGGTGGTCCTGAGTAGATCTGTCATACCGCCCTACATGAAGGGGTTTGCCGACCTGCACATGCCAGACCTGAATGTCAACGATTACAGGCAGATCATTCAGTTGCGCAAGCTTGCCGATGAGCGTTATCAGAAGGCCCTTGCGGAAAACGATTTGGACGCCGCCGAGTTTGCGATGAAGGCCGAAGAAGACATCAACAAGTTCAGCCGGACTCACAGCTATGGCACCAAGCCTGGGGAGCGGCTGACCGAGTACCACGAGTATCAAGAGCCGGGCGGCAAAAATTACCGCGAGGTCTTGCTCAAGGTCCCGTCTTCAGAAAAGTACGATGACAACTTCCGCTCGTCGCACTGGTCAGATCCCAACGTCATATCTCATATCAGGATGAATGACCGCGTGGACGCCGACAACAAAAACGTCCTCTTCATCGAGGAGCTTCAGTCTGACTGGGCGCAAGAGGGCCGCAAAAAAGGGTTTGCGGGCAAGCCTTTGACAAAGGATGACTTGGTCGCCACGGTTAACAATTCTGCTGATAGGCCGTACTGGGAAGTCCGCACCAAAGACGGCCACTTCATCGCTAACACTGGACTTGGCGATAAAGAGATTAACGCTCAAGAGGCGGTTGACGAAGCCTTGCAATTGGTTCAAACGCGTGGAGATAAGCGAACCCCAGCCGGTCCGTTCGTTAAGAACACTAACGAGTGGGTTGACCTGTCCCTGAAGAACATCATCAGGCGCGCAGTCGATGAGGGCTACGACCGCGTTGCATTCATTGACGGGTACAAGTCCTTCCTGCGCTTCCCCCAGGACGCTAAGGGCGAGTCCACTGAAGCAGGAATGCGCAAGTTCTACGATGAGATCGTCCCCGGCAGGCTCAAGGCCCTGGTTGGCAAGGACAATGTCAGGACCATCCCAGGCATCACGCAACAGCGACCACTTGATGTTTCGCTGCAAGGCGATCGGTACTATGTGGTCGACGCTGACACCGACATTGCGATACCAGATCATCCTGGATTCCGAAGCCTTGAAAGGGCCGAGCAATACCTTGACGAGTTGTACAGCAAGTCAAAGTCCATGGACCAGATCGGCTTTGACATCACGCCTGAGATCCGCGAGAAGTTCAGCAAGCCCATCCCTTACAAGAAGGGCGGTGCTGTCCGCATCTCTGACAATCTCGACACGATGCTGCTTGAGCTAATGAATGCGCCACGGATGCAGGCCGGTGGCAATCCTGTTGACCGCTTCATGGGCAAGACGCCCAAGCGCGGTGTGTCCTCATTGCTAGGCTATGGCCAAGGCAACATTCTGCAAGACATCGAGTCAGTGGCCCCGCGTTTCGCTGGCGGTATTGATGCGGCACTTACGGGCCTGCCAATTGTTGGCCGCACCTTGGTATCACCTGCCGTCACTGCCGGCACCTTTATCAAAGAAGCAATCAAGAGCGGCGACCCTTCAGACACAGGCCCATTACAGCGCGCCATAGAAGCCTCTCAGGACTTCATTACAGGCGATATGAGGCCCATGCAGACGGAGCTTGGCCCCGAGTACCTTGAGAGCACTGCCGAGGGCTTAGAGCGCCTGATACGCGAGTCTAAGCTGCCGCCCATCCTGCCCCAAATGTGGACTCCCGCAGCCATGCCTGGCGCAGTGGGCGCAATTAAAGATGTGGCAAAAACAGCAACAAAAGCAAATATTCCTGAAGTCTCAGCACCAAAGGCTGCGACAATTCCTGTCCAAGGAGTGACATATGAAACAGCCACAGAAGGACCGTTCTACCGCGTCCGTCCTAGCGTCTCTCAAGCGCCTGCAGGCCAGCGTCGAGGCACGCTCGAAAGCGATGGGACTGAAGCCGGACAGCGTCCCGCAGGAGGAACTGGAAGCGATGTTCCGCAACCAATTACGAATGAAGCAGTACAGCAAGTAATGGCTGACCCGGCGAACTTTGTTCGTCAGTCAGCAGACACTTATGTGCAAGAGGCCTTCGGCAGGCCTTACGAACTGCCAGAGATTTCTGAAAGCTCCATTTTCAAGCAGGCGCCCATTGGCCGCGCCTTCATGCTTGCGACCACTGAAGACCCGACATATAAACAAACCATCTTCAATGAATATGCCAGGCAAATGCCTGACGTCGTTAAAGAATCGGGCGCTAAGAACTACGATGAATTGCTAGCTGCGTCTTACAAGCAATTAGCCAAAGAGACCGACGAGCAATTTAAGCGTCTGCCCATAAGCCTTTCGTATCACCGGGCAGGCGAGGGCAACTACCGCAACAGCAAGCAAATGCTGCAGGATGTGTACGGCAACAAGCACCTGTACGTCTTCCAGGGTGGTGATGAGCACCCCTACTTAAAGGCAGTCGATCCTGAAACCGGATTGAATGAGAACGAAAAGTTCCGTGCTGTGCATGACTTCTTCGGTCACGCAGTGCATGGCAACGAGTTTGGCCCCAAGGGTGAGGAGACTGCCTGGGCAGCCCACAGTCAAATGTACTCGCCCCTTGCACGCTTGGCGATGAGTGCTGAGACTCGAGGCCAAAACAGCACGGTTAACTACACCCCACTGAATGCCGCACTCAAGCGCACCATCAATGAACTGAACATGCAGCGCTACGAGGCCAATCGCCGCGGCAAAACTGAATTAGTCAAAGAGATTGATGCACAGTTGAAAGAAGCATGGAATGGCTTTCAGTTTGCCCCACAAAAGCCAGTGCTTTTGCCGCCTGAGTTTTTAAGCACAAAGTACGAAGGCGAAATGCCTGATTACTTGCGAGGACTGATCAAGCCCGAAGAGGGCACCTTCGTCAACATGCCCATGATGCACTTCAGCAAGCAGGCAGGGTTGACTGAAACAGATCCGGCGTTTTACGGCACGGGCATCAAGGGCGAGGAGGCCGCGCGTTTAGGTGGCACTGGCTCGGTCAGACCCAGGACTTACTTCTACACCGATGAAAGCGTGACACCTGAGCCTGGCTTAGGACCCCATCGTTATCGTGCCATGGGTGAAAATCTTTATGACCTGGCGGCTGACCCTCTCATGCTTAACATGCTGGCCAAAGAAACCACGCGCATCCCGATGACGGCAAGCTCTAACAAAGGATTGGCGCAGCCTACTGAGGCAACCAATGCGCTCGAGCGATTAATCCGCGACTATGGATATGCCGGTTACATCAATCCACAGTCAACGAAGCCGAGCGCCGTGATGTTTGGCAAAGTGCCAGTAACCCCTTACAAGCAGGGTGGTCCCATGAGGCGAGTTCACATATCTGACAACCCTGACACCATGGCGCTTGAGTTAGCCATGGGCGGTGCTGTGCGCATGGCTGGCGGCGGCAAGCTTGAGAAGATTGCCAAAGCATCTAAAGCTGCGGCTTATACAGCGCGTGAGCTAAGGAATGAAGCCAACAAAGTAGCCAAGGCCATCGCTAAAGAAGATCCCAAGATGGCGCCGGAAGATGTGCAAAAGCGCGCCGCTGCAATCGCTGAGAAAAACCTTACTTGGACCAAGCAGCAAAAACCGGCCCTTGAAAAGAAATTTGGCAAATTGATTGATGCACCCGCCTCCGCATCAATAGGCGATCGTTTACAGAATGTGCCCGAGGCTGTTGAACGACGCGCCCAAAAGGCCGAACAGTTCCTCGCGCAGCCCACCGAGCCTTGGCAGCCGCCTCGTGCTGAACTGCAGGCATTTGATCGATCGCTCATCAAAGACGCCATGGAAGGCTTTCCTGGCATTGAACAAACAGCATTCCCGCGCTACTCGCCCCCAAAGGCCAACATTGGTTACATCGACGAAATTTACCAAGACCCGCGTAATCGAGCGCTCATTGAGACGCAGATCAAACGCGGGCTGCCCCTGGGTGGTGAAACTTTTTACCCCTCGCTTTATCCCATGAAGATGGCGGCACTTGAGCGCGGCATACCCGAGGAAAAATTTAATCAGTTTATCTACAGCACTGCTCCGGCATCGGCGCGCAACTCCATCCTAAATGAAATGGCAGTCGGCCAATTCCTGCGCGATATGAATGCGCGAGGCCTGCCGCTTGATGAGGAAACCGTCAAGCGCGAGATGGAAGCATTCAAGCAAAAGTACGGCACTGGTCTGCCATTAATGCCCGTACATCGTGAAGGCGTGAGAAATGTCCTTGAGGGCAATCTTGACCTGCGCGAGTTGTCAAAAGCAGACATACCAGTCAATTACAAAATCCCAACATATGGCACGCAAAAGGCCGGTGACTTTGGCAAGTCAGTGGTGCTTGACGTGCATGAAGCGTCGGGCGAAACGCAAGCAAGCCGCTTTCACCCCTACTTCACTAAGCAGGGTGGATTTGGCTCAACTGAGTATGGCGCTGCAGAACAGCAAATGCTGGACATCGCCAAGGGCTTAGGCCTGCCTGGCGGCACGGCACAAGCTGGCCGCTGGTTTGGTGGTGGCGAATTGACCGGGTTAGTATCGCCCCGCGGTGACGCATTAGATTTACTTGAGCGCCAAGCCGCTTATACGCTTAACGGCATGGGCGTGAAGCCCACGCCACGCAATGTGCGCAACTACTTGCTTGACATGATTGAAACGGGCGAAGGTGTCTTGATGCCTTACTACAGCAAAAAAGTGCCGTTGCCCGATGTCCGCACCGAGAAAAAGAAGGGCGGCGCCGTGAAGAAGTCAGCGCTTGATAGCGTTAAACGAGGATACAAACATGCCTGAGATGCCTATTGAGCAGGACTATGGCCGCTTCATTAGCGGTATGGCCGATGACGAGATGCCCGTTGCTGATCTGTCAGCCGAGTTGCCCGATGAAACTGCTGAGATTGAGGAGCTTCCTGACGGCTCGGCAGTGGTTCACATGCCAAGCACCAAAGGGCCGCTTGAAGATCCCGACTTTTACGAGAACCTGGCCGATGTTATCGATCCCCTGGATTTGGATTCGATGGCCATGCGCTACTTGGACCTGCTGAAAAAGGACCAAACAGCACGCGAAGACCGCGATAAGCAGTATGAAGAGGGCATCAAGCGCACGGGCATGGGCAAGGACGCCCCTGGCGGCGCTACGTTTTTCGGCGCCAGCAAAGTAGTGCATCCGGTTATTGCTGAAGCTTGCGTGGATTTCGCCTCGAGGACCATCAAGGAGCTATTCCCACCTGATGGCCCGGTCAAAACCAAGATCCTTGGCGAGACTGACGAGGAAAAAACCAAGCGTGCAGAGCGCAAACGCGACTGGATGAACTGGCAGCTAACCGAGCAGATCGAAGAATTCCGCGATGAGCAAGAGCAACTGCTCACGCAACTGCCACTTGGCGGCTCGCAGTACCTGAAACTGTACTGGGACGACAAAAAACTGCGCCCGGTGGCTGAGTTTTTGCCCATCGACAAGGTCTTAATCCCGTTTGCAGCCACGAATTTTTACACCGCACAGCGTGCTGCAGAGATTCACGACATCACTGAGTTTGAATTCAACCAACGAATCGACTCAGGCTTGTACCGTGACATCAGTCTGACCCGCGTAAGCCTGGAACCTGAGCCAACCAGGCCAGAAAAAGCCAACAACAAGATCGAAGGACGTAAAGCAGAGGAAAACATTGACGGCATGCGCCGTGTTTTTCACATTTACACCTACCTCGAGCTTGAAGATGACACTTATTCCAAGGGTGAGATGGCACCTTACATCCTGATGGTGGATGAAATCGACCGTGAAGTGGTCGGTTTGTACCGCAACTGGGAAGAAGGTGATGAAACCATGGAAAAACTCGACTGGGTGGTCGAGTACAAATTTATCCCATGGCGCGGTGCCTACGCTATTGGCATGCCCCACCTCATTGGTGGCCTGGCAGCAGCACTTACAGGGGCCTTACGGGCGCTTTTAGACTCAGCGCACATCAATAACGCCCCCGCCACGCTTAAATTGAAGGGTGCCAAGGTCTCAGGCCAGTCCGTTCAGGCCGATGTGACGCAAGTGGTCGAGATTGAAGCTGCGCCAGGCGTGGATGACATTCGCAAGATTGCGATGCCCATGCCGTTTAACCCGCCAAGCCCCGTGTTATACGAGCTTTTGGGCTTTTTAGACAAGGCTGCCAAGGGTGTAGTGACCACCGCCGAGGAAAAGATCGCTGACATCAATTCCCAGGCCCCTGTGGGCACCACGCAGGCACTGATTGAGCAGGGTGCCGCCGTGTTTTCGGCCATTCACGCCCGATTGCACAAGTCACAGGGCCGTGTGCTGAAGATTTTGCAGCGCCTTAACCGCTGGTACATCGAAGACATGCGCCGCGGTGAGGATGTGGTCGATTTGGAGGTCCAACCCGGTGATTTTGAGCGCATGGGTGATGTGGTACCCGTGTCAGACCCCAATATCTTTTCTGAAACCCAGCGCATGGCGCAGATTCAGGCGGTTTTGGCACGATCAGACAAGGCACCTGACCTGTATGACCGCCGTGCGGTTGAAGAGCGCCTGCTCAAGCAGCTAAAGATCCCTGGCATCAACGAATTGCTCAAAGGCACCCCGGTTCCCGAGGAGCGCCCAGCATCTGATGAGAATGTGGCCATGGCACTGGGTCAGAATGCCTACGCCTACCCGCACCAGGACCAGTTATCGCACATCCAAACGCACCTGGACTTCGCGCTTAATCCTGCTTTTGGTGGCAATCCCATCATGGCATCGTTCTACCTGCCGCGGGTGCTTGAGCACATCAAGCAGCACATGGTCTTATGGTACTTAGGTCGCATGAATGGCTATGTAAACAAGGCCCGTGGCAAGCCCATGGCAGAGAGCGATTACGAGAACAAGATGCTGACCTCGGAAATCGACAAGACCTTTGCTATTGCATCGCAGCATGTCATGCAAGACACCAACGCAGCCTTCCAGCAAATGGTGCCCAAGCTGCAGCAACTCATGCAAGCCATGCAGCAACTTACGCCCCAGCCGCAACTGCCGCCTGAAGCGCAAGTGCTCAAGGAAACCAGCCTGGCAGAAACCCAGCGCCGCGCACAGCGCGATCAGGCTGAGATGCAACTCAAAGGTGCCGACATGCAGCAACGTGGCCAGATTGACATGGCACGACTGCAAGGCGATCAACAACGCGCAGCCGAGCGTGATCAGTTGGATGTGGCGCTTAACGCTACAAACAACCTCACCAAGGAGCGCATAGCAACTGCACAACTCACCCAGAAGGATGAGCAATTGCAGGCAGAGCAGTATGAGACTGCTATCCGGCTTCAAAACGAAGCACAACGCAACTTAGGAGCTAATCGTGGCCCAACCATCCAGTAAAGACATCAAAGACCTCGAGGCCGTGCCTTATCACAAGCGCATTGCGATGGGTGCAAACCTTGACGGCACCAGCCTGCAATCCAAAGGCCAAACCCAGCAACCCAAGACCAAAGGAGGCGCACTGCCGGCTAAGAAAAAGTGAACCCTATAGCGGACCTGGTCCGTGACATCAAGATACGCCAGGCTGAAATAAGCCAGTCCTTGGCAGCAGGCAATGCTGCGAATTGGGAAACGTATCAGCGCACGGTCGGGATGTATCTGGCGTTTGAACAAACGCTCCAGATGATTGACTCAATTTTGAGAGATGAAGATGAATATGAATGAACCAGTAGCGTCTAACGACGCTGAGATGGCTTGGGCATTTCCGAGCGTAGATCCTGGTGCAAAACCTCTTGGTGGCCGTGTGATGGTACAGATCCGTCGGTCCAAGAAGAAAACCACCAAGGGCGGTATTGTGCTGGTCGAAGAGACCAAAGAGACGGAGAAGTGGAACACGCAAGTGGCCAAGGTTATTGAGATTGGACCGCTCGCGTTTTGCCATCGTGACACCATGAAACCCTGGCCGGAAGGCTCTTGGTGCGTGGTGGGTGATTACATCCGCGTACCTAAGTGGGGCGGCGATCGCTGGGAAGTCAAAGTACCCGGTGAGGATCAAAACGAAGATCCAGCGCTTTTCATGATCATCAATGACCATGAAGTCATCGCAAAAATCACGGGTAATCCGCTCGACACGAGGGCATTCCTATGAGTACTGAAAATGAAGATCAAGTTACGATCAAGGAGCAAGCGGACGGCTCGGTCACCGTTGACCTTCCTGACTCGATTCAAATTGCGCAGTCGGACGACACGCCGCCCGAGAACAAAGCTGAAGGCGATGATGTTCCTGGCGATGATGATCCCCCTAGCGATGACGAACTCGATTCCTTACGGGCTGCCCGGCGCGAGCGTCGGCGTGCGAAAAAGGATTTAGTCCGCAAGACCCAGGCTGAGAAGGATGAGCGCCTGGCATTGTTGCAGCGCCGCAATCAAGAGTTGGAGGAGCGGCTCTCAGTCATCGAGCACCGCACGCACGCTAACGACCTGGCCCAGATTGACAAGGCCATGCAAGATGGCGAGCTTCGCGTCCGCTATGCCAAGATGAAACTGGCTGAGGCAGTGCAAGCCCAAGATGGTGAAGCTGCAGCCCAAGCCAATGAGATGCTGCTTGATGAGCGCCAAAAGCTTGAGTCCTTGAAAAACTTCAAGCAAAAAGCCGTTCAGCCGCAGCAAAAAGCAAACATCCCTGACGCTGGTGTGCAACGCCAGATCGCGGCTTGGATGGAGCGCAATTCGTGGTTCGACCCTGAGCGCAAAGACCTGGATAGCAAGATCGCTAAACAGGTCGATGAGCAGTTGCATGCTGAGGGTTGGGACCCAGGAACATCAGACTATTGGAACGAGATGGATAACCGCTTGCGGAAGTACATCCCACACCGATACAATGATGACTATGAGGAAAGTTCCTCTAGGCGAAAACCGAGGAGTCCAGTGACTAGTTCTGGCCGTGAGAACGCAGCGTCCGCAGGTGGGCGTCAATCCTTTCAGCTTGAGCCTGACCAGGTGAAGGCAATGAAAGATGCTGGGTTTTGGGACGACCCCAAGAAACGACTCAGCATGATCAAGCGTTACGCAGCACAAGCACAACAGAGACTGAAAGGGTAAGCCATGGAATCTCGACTCAAAAAATCGATCACTGCAGGTGGCCGTCATACTCGCGCAAGCGAAGATCACTCGCGCCTTCCCGCAGAGGACCAGTTCGCTAGTACACAGGACATTGACCAAATGTGGAGTGACGAGTGGACACAAAGCGCCTTGCCAAAGGTCCCAGACATTCCTGGGTTCCATCTTTGCTGGCTTTCCACCACAAACAGCTACGACACCATTGATAAGCGTATTCGACTTGGGTACACGCCTGTGCTTGCAGATGAGCTACCTGGGTATGAGAACTATCGCGTAAAAGCTGGCGAGCATGTGGGTCACATCGCGTGTAACGAGATGTTGCTGTTCAAGATCCCAATGGATCTCTATCAACGCGTCATGACGCACTTCCATTACCAAAAACCAATGGAAGCAACTCAAGCGATCATGGAGCGTATGGAAGAGCTTCAGGGTGTTGACAGTTCAGGGCATAGGCTCCTGAAAACGGAAGGCGAAGGTTTTGGCAATGTTGCAAAATCATCCGTTAACCGACCCCCGGTATTCGAGGGTTAACCTGGAGTTCTAAAATGTCTGCAACCTTAGCACCCTTTGGTTTGCGGCCTGCCTACCACCCCAGCGGTCTTGACCGCGCACAGGGCCTTGCGAATGTCATTCAGAGCACCTACGCTCAAAACATTCTCAAGGGTCAGGCTGTAAAACTTGATCCAACAACCGGCTATGTGGTTCGTGCTGCAAGTGGCGATCCCATTTATGGCGTCTTTGATGGCGTCGAGTGGACTGACACGACTGGCCGCCGCCGCGTTTCTAACTGCTGGCCCTCTGGTACCGCCTATCAGACTGGTTCGCTGATCGCTTACATTTGGACTGATCCTCAAGTGGTTTATGAGATTCAGGCTGAAGGTTCGATTGCGCAAACCGCGCTTGGCCAAGAGTTTGACATCACCAACCCGTACAACCCGACCACGGGTGATCCGACGCTGGTGGGTCTATCTCAAGCCACGATGGGCACGACTGCTGCGAGCGCTAACGCAACCAAGACTTTGCGCGTTATCGACCTGGCACCGTATCCGGGCAACGCATGGGGCGATGCGTACACGATCGTTCGTGTCCAAATCGCTGAGTTCCAGTACGCTGGTATTTACGAAGGTGCGGCGGTTGCATACCCCGTGACCATCGCTTAAAGGAGGGCTAGATCATGGCAGCCCCAATGCGCAGTACAGACTTTCGTTCGATTGTTGAGCCAATCCTCAACGAGTGTTTTGACGGAGTCTATGATCAGCGTGCCGACGAGTGGTCGCGTGTTTTCCGCGAGCAACAAGGCATTCCCCGTAACTACCACGAAGAGCCTGTGCTCTACGGTTTTGGCTTGGCACCGTTGCTTCCTGACGGCAGCCCAGTCACTTACCAGCAGGGTGGCGTACTCTTCCTCAAGCGCTATGTGTATGCAGTCTATGGTTTGGCCTTCGCGCTGACCAAAGTGCTTGTTGAGGATGGCGATCACATCCGCATCGGCTCGGTCTATGCCCGTCACTTGGCACAGTCCCTGGTTGAAACCAAGGAAACCCTGTGCGCCAACGTGCTGAACAACGCCTTCACGGGCGGTCAGTATGCTGGTGGCGACGGCGTGGCACTTAACAGTGCTTCGCACCCCATCGTGAATGGCACTTTCAGCAACCTGCTGACCAACGCTGCTGTTCTCAGCCAGACCTCGCTTGAGCAAATGCTCATCCAGATCCGTCAGGCAGTGGACAACAACGGGAAAAAGATCCGTCTCGTGCCACGACAGCTTGTCGTTGCTCCTGGCAACATCTTCCAGGCTGAGGTCCTGCTGAAGTCCGTCTTGCGTGCTGGCCAGGCAAACAATGACATCAACCCAGTTAAATCCATCGGCTTGCTCGATGAAGGCGCTGCGGTCCTGTCACGTTTGACCTCGAGCACTGCATGGTGGGTCCAGACCGATGCGCCCGAGGGCATGAAGCTCATGATGCGCCGCGGCCTTGAGAAGACCATGGAAGGTGACTTTGAAACCGACACCATGCGCTACAAGGCAACTGAGCGTTATGACGTTGGCTTCACTGATCCCCGTGCCATGTACGGTACGCCTGGCGTCTAAGGAAACCAGGGGGCTTCGGCCCCCGTCTTATAGGAGTTAAAGCATGACTACGACTCGGTTTCCTAATGGGGTCACCAATGTGGGTGAGCAGTCGCTGTTTGCCGAATTAGGGCAGCCAGC